TTAGCAGGCTATCATATCAGAATTATCTTTGTGTTTTTCGACAACTTTCTTAACACTAGATTCGTGCCAAAATACCTCTTTGTCACTTACCTTGATAGGTTGAGGAATTTCACCATTCTTAATCATGCGGTAGAATTTAGTGCGGCCAATAGACATTAGCATCATAAACTCTTTCGCACGTACACGACGATCAATCTCCATTCACCCCTCCTTAATTTCCGCTTTAACTTCTAATTGAGTGCCTTCACATGTGCCATCACCTCCACAATTCAGACAATGTGTATACATACCTAAACCATCCTCATCAGGACTAAAGTTTTCAGGAAATGACTCATCTAGAAATACCGTGCCGCCAATTGGTTTTGTGTGAATATGAGGAGCAAGACCGTAATAGGGGAAAATGCATTCTCCATTTCCATCATCACAAAAATCACATGTTTTAACTTTTAATTCACTCATCCCTCAGCTCCCGATTCAACATCCAACAACATGCTGCCTTCCTCTGGATATTCGGTCATCCAAAAGTAATAGCCTTTGCCACTGTGCCCATCTTCAAAAAATTTAATAGTTAGTTCAGTTTCAAGTTGATCTAAATCATTTTCACCATCTGGATTTACAAATTCGAGAAGGCTTTTTAATTGGTGACCATTAAGAGTTATGCTCATTGTTCAGCTCCCGATTCGCTTGCTTCTACCATTGCCTTGTAAATGCTATTTGCCAAGAAGCCGGCGCCTTTATCAAAGCCAGCGCGCTCCATCACTTCCGTTGGTTCCTTTGGCACCAAAACATAACCATCTGGCACCGCCTGAGCTTTGGCTTTTTCTAGCTCTGCATCACGATGCTTTGCACATCTAAGCCAAGCATCCCAACGGCTATTCATGTTGCTTATTTCTTTCTGAGCAATTTCAGAAGGATTGTTTGATCTAGTCATAAACAGTTCATGCTCATGACTAAAAATAATGTCTCTTCTTCCTTTGTAATATTGGAAGGTATCCAGAAAAGCCTCTCTTTCCTTATTCAAATCAATCATTCACGCCACCATTCTATAAATACGTTTAACTTCATGATCCAGCTCATCCATTGCAGAGCGACCTTCTTTGAAATATTTCAAAAGCATTAGCTTGTATCGCTCTTGAGCTGCTTTGTTCATCACACCTTCGTTGCTTACTGAAAGGGTGGCTTTATTACCTTTAATCAAGTTCACGCCGAGCGGTGTACCTTTCCCGCGATACCCAGCATTTACGTTGAACACAATGAACTTTTCGAAAAGCTGCATTGGTAGCAGCTTTGGCTCGAAAAGAAACTCTGGAGTAATTTGTTTCGACATTAGAAAGGTTCCTCCAGTAAATAATCTGGTTCGTTTGATGCCGCATTTTCTAATTCAAAGCGGCGTTTCTTAACAAAATCCATGAGTCGTGATTGAATCTGTGGATCTCGTGCAGCCACATCTATTTCCAAAGCATCTAACGTTGTAAGGTCCGGTGCAGTTTGGATCTGAACCATTAGTGAAGGTGGTTCATTTGCAGGTGCCTTAGATTTTTCTAGCTCTTCAAGTCGTTTGTGAGTGGCAAGGAGGAGAGGTTCCATTTGTTTGTCATTCCACGTACGGGTATATCGATAAACAGCATTTACCTCTTCAGGTGTTTTTGATTCTTTTACACGCTGAAGAAGAGCATCTAATGCCTTCTGATATTCAGGATCTACTTTAGGCTCGTTAGTTTCTGGAACTAACAGATCCTCAGATGTGGTGACATTTGTTT